CCTCAAGGTGCTCAAGGGGCAAATCCTCAAGGAGCTAAAGGTCATGCTGGGGCTACAGGCCCTCAAGGTGCTCAAGGGGCAAATCCAACCGGCCCTAAAGGTCATGCTGGGGCTACAGGCCCTCAAGGTGCTCAAGGGGCAAGTCCTCAAGGAGCTAAAGGTCATGCTGGGGCTACAGGCCCTCAAGGTGCTCAAGGGGCAAATCCAACCGGCCCTAAAGGTCATGCTGGGGCTAAAGGTTCAACAGGTGCACAAGGAGCAAGTCCTAAAGGAAACACAGGTCATGCTGGGGCTAAAGGTGCAACGGGTGCTAAAGGAAATACAGGAAATACAGGTCCTACTGGGGCAGCTGGTGACCAAGGTTCAACAGGTGCTCAAGGTGCTAAAGGTGATAAAGGAAATACAGGTTCAGCAGGAGATACAGGCCCTCAAGGTGGACAAGGTGCTAAAGGCCCAAAAGGAAATACAGGTAATGCTGGAAATAAAGGTTCAACAGGTGCTCAAGGTGCTAAAGGCCCAAAAGGAAACACAGGTAATGCTGGAAACCAAGGTTCAACAGGTGCTCAAGGTGCTAAAGGTGATAAAGGAAATACTGGGGCAGCTGGTAATCAAGGTTCAACAGGAGCTCAAGGTGCTAAAGGCGATAAAGGAAATACTGGGGCAGCTGGTAATCAAGGTTCAACAGGTGCTCAAGGTGCTAAAGGCGATAAAGGAAATACTGGGGCAGCTGGTAATCAAGGTTCAACAGGTGCTCAAGGTGCTAAAGGCGATAAAGGAAACACAGGTAATGCTGGAAACACAGGTCCTCAAGGTGGGCAGGGTGCTAAAGGTGATAAAGGAAATACAGGTAATGCTGGAAATAAAGGTTCAACAGGTGCTCAAGGTGCTAAAGGCCCAAAAGGAAATACAGGTAATGCTGGAAATAAAGGTTCTTTAGGAAATAAGGGTAACGTAGGTTCGACAGGTGCGGCTGGTAACACAGGCCCTCAAGGTGGACAAGGTGCTAAAGGTGATAAAGGAAATACAGGTTCAGCTGGAAACACAGGCCCTCAAGGTGGACAAGGTGCTAAAGGTGATAAAGGAAATATTGGGTCAGCTGGAAACACAGGCCCTCAAGGTGGACAAGGTGCTAAAGGCCCAAAAGGAAACACAGGTAATGCTGGAAACCAAGGCGCACAAGGTTCAAAAGGTAACCAAGGAAATACTGGTTCGGGTGGAGCTGCTGGAAACACAGGCCCTCAAGGTGGACAAGGTGCTAAAGGTGATAAAGGAAATACTGGTGCTAGTGGTAATACAGGCGCTCAAGGTTCAAAGGGTACAAAAGGGTTAAAAGGAAATACAGGTTCAGCTGGAAACACAGGCCCTCAAGGTGGACAAGGTGCTAAAGGTGATAAAGGAAATACTGGGTCAGCTGGAAATAAAGGTTCTTTAGGAAATAAAGGTAACCAAGGAAATACTGGTTCTGCTGGAAACACAGGTCCTCAAGGTGGGCAGGGTGCTAAAGGTGACAAAGGAAATACTGGGGCAGCTGGAAATACAGGCCCTCAAGGTGCTCAAGGTGTTAAAGGTGATAAAGGAAACACAGGTTCAGCTGGAAATAAAGGTTCTTTAGGAAATAAGGGTAATTTAGGTTCAACAGGTGCTGCAGGAAATACAGGGCCTCAAGGTGGACAAGGTGCTAAGGGTGATAAAGGAAATACAGGGGCAGCTGGAAATACAGGCCCTCAAGGTGCACAAGGTTCAACAGGTCTACAAGGAGCTAGTGGTAATACAGGCCCTCAAGGCGGTGGTGGTGCAACTGGTGCTGTTGGTAACACAGGTGCAGCAGGAAATACAGGCCCTCAAGGTGGTGGTGGTGCTACGGGTAGTAAAGGAAATACTGGTGATATTGGTAATGAAGGAGCTCAAGGTTCAAAAGGAAATACTGGTAATACAGGGTCAGTTGGTAATGATGGTAATACAGGTGCTCAAGGTGCTAAAGGTGCTAAGGGTATAAAAGGTAACACAGGTAACGATGGTAATCAAGGTGCTCAAGGTAGTAAGGGTACAAAGGGTATAAAGGGTAACACAGGTAACGATGGTAATACAGGCGCTCAAGGTTCAAAAGGTACAAAAGGTATAAAAGGAAATACTGGTGCTGCTGGAAACGAAGGTGCTCAAGGTTCAAAGGGTACAAAAGGTATAAAAGGAAATATTGGTGCTGCTGGAAACGAAGGTGCTCAAGGTTCAAAAGGTACAAAGGGTATAAAAGGTAACACAGGTAACGATGGTAATCAAGGTGCTCAAGGTTCAAAAGGTTCAAAAGGTATAAAAGGTAACACAGGTGATGCTGGTAATCAAGGTGCTCAAGGTTCAAAAGGTACAAAGGGTATAAAAGGTAACACTGGTTCAGCAGGAGATACAGGCCCTCAAGGTGAAAAGGGTGCTAGTGGAAATCAAGGTGAAAAGGGTAATGCTGGAAACTTAGGAGCTCAAGGTGCTAAGGGAGCTACAGGAACAAAAGGTAATACAGGTGATGCTGGTAATACAGGCGCTCAAGGTGCTCAAGGTACAAAAGGTGTAAAAGGTAGTACAGGTGCGACGGGAGATACAGGCGCTCAAGGTTCAAAAGGTACAAAGGGTATAAAAGGAAATACTGGTGCTGCAGGTGCAAATGGTTTAAGTGGAGACCAAGGAGCTCAAGGTGCTAAAGGTGTAACAGGCGCAACAGCTGCTACTGGAAACAAGGGACTTACTGGAACTAAAGGAACTCTTGGTGAAAAGGGTAATGTAATAAGTGGTGGTGGTTATTTTGATGTAGTTGGACAAAAACTTATGTTCAAACCTAATGGGTGGTCAAGTGGTGATGCAGTATATATTGTAAGAACATTCCATTCTGGTAGTTTTTATTAAAAACATTTTAATATTTATATATAAATCAAATAATTAGTTATGTTAGAAAAATACGGATTTAATAGGTCGTCTTCCCGAGATGACGTAAACTATACAGATTATTATTGGTTCAAAAATGGGTTTTCAAAAGAAGAACTTACAATTATAGAGTCAATGACCAAAGAATTACCATTTCAAGATGCTGTAACTGGTGAAGGTGACGAATCAAAAATATCTGAATATAGAAAATCACGAATAAAATGGTGTCCACAAAATAAACAATGGAGATGGGTTTATTCTAAACTTCATGATATGATTATTCAAGCTAATAATGAAATGTGGAAGTTTGACCTATCTACCATGAATGAGCAAATCCAATATACAGAATATTACGGAACTCAAGAAGGTGGTTACAATTGGCACATGGATTGTGGAACAGAAATCCAAAATCAACGTAAAATCTCAGTAACAGTACAATTATCAGACCCTTCTGAATATGATAATGGTGATTTACAATTTAATATAGGTAGACAATTAACAGCACCACGAGTTCAAGGAGCTGCTGTGATATTTCCATCTTTTTATTTACATAGAGTTACCCCTGTCTCAAAAGGTATTAGAAAATCATTTGTATTATGGGTAGGTGGTGAACCTTATAGATAATAATGTATGAAAACAAAATTACCTACAGCGTTAATATATGGATGGAATAGATTTGGAAAAATATCACTTAAATCTGACATTTATTTCGAAGAAGACTTACAAGAAAGTGTAATTTTATATTCATATGAGTCTTCAGATGGATTTAAAAAACATTTAGCAGAACATAATCCCGATATAGTTATGACTATTGGTGATTATACTCATCAAACTGATATTTTAAAACTTGACCACCACACTATGGTATCAAGTAAGATAATATCATATGATACTGCTCCATCTGACAATGTTTTAGCTAATGATGTAGTATGTCAGTCTACATTTTGGTCATGTAATATAAATAATATTTACAGAGATGTGGATAATCCCATACTATCAATCTTTACACCAACATATAAAACTAACGAACGAATATTTAGAACATACGAGAGTTTAGTTAACCAAACCTATGAAAATTGGGAATGGGTAGTTGTAGATGATTCACCAATTGGTGATAATACTACTTGGGATTACTTAGAAGATATAGCTAGTCAAGATTATAGAGTACATATACATAGAATTACACCAACTACATCAGGAAATGTAGGAGAAGCCAAACACAGAGCAGCTATGATGTGTAATGGTGAGTGGTTATTTGAATTAGACCATGATGATTGGTTAATTTCTACTTGTTTGGAAGACGTACTTAATGCTAGTAAGCAATATCCAGACGCTGGGTTTATATATACTGATGTAACTGAGGTTGAAAAAGACGACTCACCACGAGTGTATGGTCATATTGGTGATGATTGGTATCAACATACTGACAATCGATTTGCATGGGCATATGCTGGTCACACTTGGGTAGAGGCTGATGGTAAATCATGGTTAACCCATCACTATCCTGATATAAATCCAAAAACAATTAGATTTAATATTGGAATGCCTAATCATTGTCGTATTTGGAATCGTGATACTTATCATAAAGTAGGTGGACACAATCGTAATATATCAGTAGCTGATGATTATGAATTAATTCTAAAAACATTTTTAGAAACAAAGTTTATTCATCTTAAAAAAATGTTGTATGTACAATATAATAATGGTGACTCTACTGTTGACAATAATAGAGTTGATATTAACAGAAGAGCCCGATTAATTCGAGATTACTACGATACTTCTATTCACGAACGTATTAGTGAGTTAGGTGGGTTTGATTGGAATTGGAATGATGACGATGGTAGTTCATACAAACTACAATCATGGATGGATAGAACACGTTATGGAAATAAAGAAGAAGTTTTAAATTATATAGTGGAGTAATATGAAAATACTATTTTGTACAGGGTATCATAAAGAACCCATAAATAAAGATTATTGGTTAAATAATGGAATAGGTGGGTCAGAATATTGTAGTATAAAATTAGCTGAAAAGTTCCAATCTATGGGACATGATGTTACTATTACAGGTGAAGTAATAGAATCTGAATCAGATGGTGTAAAGTATATACCATATGCTAATTTGGAGAGTAACATTTACTTTGATGTTGTAATCGCAAGTAATTATATCAATTATTTACCCTTATTAGAAGATTTAAATATCACATATAAAAAATCATACTTTTGGATGCATAATATGGAGTTTTATCCTTGGTATAATGGTGAAGAATTACCAAATGGTGGTAAAGATTATCTAAACGACCCACGATTAACAAAAATCATAGCAGTTTCCGAACACCAACGAAAAAATATAATTATGGACTATAATTTAGATCCAGAACGAGTGTTTGTTTTAGGTAATGCTATTGACCCTATTGATTTTGATGAAATAGAACAAGAAACTTTTAAAAATAAAATAGTTTATACGTCAGCCTCAGATAGAGGACTTGAAGTATTAATTAAACTATGGCCATCATTAAAAAAAATAAACCCATACTTAACGTTATGGGTCGCATCACCACCATATGCTATGGAATGGTATAATGACTATAAAAATAGAATGTTTTATCAAGATGTAAAATGGTTGGGCAACTTACCACCAGCAGATTTATATAAACAGATTAAATCGGCAGAATATTGGATGTACCCATCTAACTATGATGAAACTTATTGTATTACAGCCCTTGAAATGATGATGGGTAGAACTAAAATAATTTCAACTGATACTGGTAATTTAAAATCATTACTAAATGGAAAAGCTGCAATAGTTAGAGCTGACACTTCTGAAACTATTCAAGAGGCGACGTTTTTATCAACTTATGAGTTTATCGAAGAGAATGGATATGACTACTTAGATGTAGCTGAAAAATTTGCAAGACAACAAAATTGGGAAACTCGAAGTAATGAGTGGATTGATATGATAAATACTTCAATTAAAATACCAACTGGTGCACATACTTTTAAAGTAAGAAGTACTAATGAAAATATTGATAAATTACATCCGGAATTATATTCTTATTGGGATAACAAAAAAGAGTGGGAAAGCAAATTCTTAACATATTCAGTAAGAACCAAGGAATGGGATTTAATTATAGATGAACCATTTAATAATTGTTTATCATTCCCATTATTTACTGAAGATTTTTGTAAAATGATTCGAGAAGAGGCTGAGCATTCGCAAAAGTGGACATTTAAACGGCATGAATTTTATCCAACTACTGATATGTTATTAACTGAGATAGGTATGGATGATATATACAATGCTGTTTTAAAAGACTATGTAATGCAATTGGGAGTGTATATATATGGTCTTGAAGGAGAGGGTTGGGATGATTTACAATGTGAAAACTTCTTAGCCAAATATGTACCTGACGCACAAGGTCATTTGTCAATACACCATGATTCTTCTGATTTAACTTGTTTAGTACAACTATCAGACTTAGATGAATATGAAGGTGGTGGTACTTATTTTAAAAGACAACAAAAATTAGTTAAGAATTCAATAGGTTATGCTACCTTACATCCAGGAAACATAACACATAAGCATGGAGCTCGTGCTACTACTAAAGGAACACGTTATATTACAGTTTCTTTTATGAAAAATAGGGAAAGATAAGTTCTACCATATTTATATGTATAACAAGGAGAATTAAATGGCAGTAGATATTCCAATTTGGCCTGGTTCAGGTTCATTTTCAAGTGGGTCATCAACTCCTTTTGGGTTTTTTGATGCAGACGTTAAGTTTCAATCAGATGCTCCAAAAGTAGCTGAATGGTGTGCTAAGCGATTAGGTTATCCAATCGTAGATGTTGAATTACAAGATATAAACTTTTTTACTTGTCTTGAAGAGGCAGCTAATGAATATTCTTCACAAGTAAATCAGTACAGAGCAAAAGAGAATATGTTATCTATACAAGGCTCATCTTTAGATTTAGATTTATCAGATACAGAAATAGCTACAAATTTAGGTGGTGTAGTTAATATAGCTAAAGATTATGGTACAGAAGCTGGTTCTGGTGGTAGAGTTACTGTTTATACAGGTTCATTCGAAATGAATGGTGGTCAACAAATTTATGATTTAGGTGACGATTCTAGAGTAAATTTAGAAAGTGGTTCAGTATCTAATGGAGTAACACTTCGTAAGGTATTTCATACATCACCACCTGCAATTATTAGATACTTTGACCCATTTGTAGGTACTGGTCTTGGTTCTCAACAAATGATGCAAACCTTTGGTTGGGGTAATTACTCACCTGGTGTATCATTTATGATGCAACCAATGTTTGATGACCTCTTAAGATTACAAGCTATTGAATTTAACGATTACATCCGTAAATCTTCATTTGGATTTCATATAGATGGTCAGAGAGTAAAACTATTTCCTGTACCAACGGCAGGTGACACTGGTGCTAAAGTATATTTTGAATATACACTTGAAAGTGAAACTAAATCACCTATTGCTAATACTAATGTTGTGAGTGATTTATCAAACGCACCATTTGGAAGATTAACATATGCCAATATCAATAGTGCAGGTAAACAATGGATTGCTAGATACGCATTAGCATTAGCTAAAGAAATGTTAGGTGCTATTAGAGCTAAATTTAGTTCTATTCCAATACCAGGAGCTGATGTAACACTTGATGGTGCAGATTTAAGAAATGAAGCTTCTGCAGAAAAAGAAACTCTATTAACTGACTTAAAAGAAATGTTAGATTCAACATCTCGTAGGTCATTAATGGAAGCAAGAAAAGAAGAGTCTGAATATTTAGAAGAGACTTTAAATAGAGTACCAAGACCAATTTTTATAGGGTAATTTATGGCATTGTTCGGTGGACAACGAGATATGAGTTTGTTTAATAAACTAAACAAAGAGCTAATAGATGATATAATCGATACAGAGATATATTACTATATGGTATCAGTAAGCGATACTAAATCTAACTTATATGGTGAAGGAAAAGATAAAGTATACAACCAACCTATAAAAGTACCATGTTTAATCGAAAGAAACCAATCAGCACAAATATCAGATGACTATGGTCAATCTTATAGTCGTGAGGTACAGTTTAGATTTCTTAGACAAAGTTTAGTAGATAGAGAATTAGTACCAAGTGTTGGTGACATCATTCAATGGAATGATGAATATCATTTAATTGACGCATCATACTCATATCAATATTTTGCCGGAAAAAACCCAAAGACTTGGGATGGTGGTGACGACCAAGGGTTGAATGTATCTATTATATGTGATGCACACGTTTCAAGACAAACAAGTATTAAATTAGTTGATACACGATTTGGTAATTCAAATCAAAATGATAACAAAGTACCAATAGGACTATAACATGGCAACTAAATATAGAAATACAGATAATTCAAAACCTCAGATTATACAAACACAATCATCTACGGCTGTTGACCCAAAGCTTAATAAAGCAAAACAACTTCGTAGAGATAAAGACAAAGTAAAAAATGTTAATGTTGGTATATATGATATTGATTCTGCATTTAAAACGTTTTTAGAAAAAGATGTTAAACCTACTGTAGAAGATGATGGTAGATTTTTACCAATACCAGTAATGTATGCTTCTCCTGAAAAATGGGCAAGTGCACAACGTGATGGGTTTATGCGAGATGACAATGGGATGTTACAAACACCTGTTATTATGTTTAAAAGAAATAACTTGTCAGTTAATACAGAACTTTCAAAATTAAAAGTAGCTCAAAACGAAGATGCTCATCAGATGTTTGAACGAACATATACTAATGTTAATCGATATGATGCATTTTCAATATTAACAGATGAGACACCTAAAAAAGAGTTTTTATCAGTAGAAAGACCTGATTATGTTAATTTAGAATATGAAGTAGTTGTTTGGACTGATTATATGGAACAAGTTAATAAGGTAGTAGAGCAAATAGTTTATTTCCAAGGACGTTCATTTGGTGAAAGATATAAATTTGTTGTAAAGGGTGAATCATATGGATTTGAGACCATATCAGAAATGGGTCAAGACCGAATTACGAGAGCAAATATAAGTTTAACTGTTAAAGCTTACATAGTACCAGAATATGCTGCTGTTACCAACAATACTAAACGTCATATTTCAGTTGGTAAGGTATCTTTTGGAGAAGTACCATCACTTTCAGGTAATTCAAATGCTAAAAAACGTGGTAATGAATAATATTTACATATTTATATACACAAATAAACAAAAGATGTTATGGAAGAGAAAATAGTAAAAGAATTTACAAACGAAGAACAAAAACGTATTTATGACATTCAAGCAAAAGTTTTGACTGTTACAAGTAGGTTAGGGGAAATCGAAATTGATATACAAAGGCTAGAACAAACATTCGGACAATTAAAGGACGAAAAGAAAACTTTGTTAGGCGATTATGATAACTTAAGAACTGAAGAAACAGAATTAGGAAACGGTTTAAGGGAAAAATATGGTGAGGGAACTTACGATATTGAAAAAAATACCTTTACTCCAAGCAAATAAATATTCGTTTTCAAATTTTTTAAGGTATTTATATAAAGGTAAACCCAAAGATTAATTATTAGGAGAAAATAATGGCTGAAAGAATTGTTAGTCCAGGTGTATTCACAAGAGAGAAAGATTTATCATTTTTACCAGTAGGTATTGGTGAAATAGGTGCTGCTCTTATAGGACAAACCATAAAAGGCCCTGCATTCGTACCAACGAAAGTAGAGTCATTTCAAGAATTCCAACAAACGTTTGGAGGCTTAACTGAAGATTCATATCTTCCTTATACTGCGCAAGCATACTTAGAAGATGCAGGAAATGCAACTATCGTAAGAGTATTAGGACAGAGTGGATATGTAGTTGAACCACTTGTATTAGAAATATCCAGCTCAGCTGGAAGACAAGTTGCGGCTGTATTCCATCCGACAACTACATTAACATCACACAACACTGGTTCAACAGATTTATCTTTTGTAGCTAACTTGAGTGGTTCTTTAACTGATGTATCAGCATCTGATTTTAAACTTGCACTAAGTGCATCAGGACCGGTTCCTGTATTATCAGCATCTGCATATACTGTAATTGCTACAGCATCTTTAAACCCAACAAGTACAAATTACTTTACTAAAGTTCTTGGATACGCTCCTAAATCATCGGAATACCTATACACATACTTGAACTTTTCTACTTTCCAATCAGCATCTTTTGCTAAAGACGAAGTTATAGAAGTAGTTAAAGCATCAAACTTTACAACTGACTACACCAAAGCTTATTCAGAGGCTTCAACTCCTTGGATTACGTCTCAAAACGTTAGTGGTGTTACTAAAAAATTAATAAAATTCCATACACTATCTCATGGTAATCCAACTAACTACGAATTTAAAGTAGGTATTAGAGATATCAAACAAGCATCTGAAGTACCAGGTTCTGAATACGGAACATTCTCTGTAATAATCAGAAGAGTAGATACGGGTAAAATACCTAATTCTGTTTTTGGTGCAACTGTACAAGATTCTGATGTTAGACCTAATATAGTTGAAGAATTTAGTGGTGTTAACTTAGACCCTAATTCTCCTAATTATATTAAGAGAGTAATTGGTGACAAATACATAACTGTTGATGCAAATGGTAAAGTTACTTCAAATGGTGACTACGCTAACGCTTCAGTTCATATTAGAGTAGAAGTTGATTCTGATGTAGATAATCAAGCACTTGATTCAACATTAGTACCTTTCGGATTTAAAGCTCTAAGGTCTCCAGTACATAGTGGGTATGATTTACCACATCCAACATACGAAGTATCACAATCTATTGGTGGTGAATATAACAAGAGAGCATTCTTAGGATACTCATTTGATTTCACAAACACAGATAATTTAAACTTCTTAAATCCAATTCCAGATTCTTCTCTTGAATCAGTAGGTGTTGATTTTATGTTGTCTAATTGTGTAACTGGTATTGTAGGACAAGAAACCGCTATATCTTTAAACTCAATTATTGACGCTAAGAAATTTATGATACCATTCCAAGGTGGATTTGATGGATTCGCTCCAAACCGATTAGTTTACAAAGGGGCTGATATTGTCGCTGGAAACTCACAAGGTTTAGACTTATCATCTGCTACGGCTGATGGAACAATTGCTTATAGAAAAGCTATCGCAGCTGTATCTAATCCTGATGAATACGATATGAATATGTTAGTAACACCAGGTGTTATCAACAGATATCACTCATCAGTAAGTACATTTGCTAAAGATATGTGTGAAGATAGACAAGACGCATTCTACGTTATGGACGCTGGTGCATATCAAGATTCTATTGCTACTGTTGTTAACTCATTAACGGCTTTCGATTCTAACTACGTTGGTACTTATCACCCATGGGTAAAAATCCTTGATACTGATAAGAACAAACCAATCTGGGTACCGCCAAGTGTTGTAATACCAGGTGTAATTGCATTTAACGATTCAGTTGCTGAACCATGGTTCGCACCTGCAGGTTTAAACAGAGGTGGATTACCAAACGTAATAGAAGTTAAAACAAGATTAACTCACACAGAAAGAGATACTCTTTACGAAAACAGAATTAACCCAATCGCTACATTCCCTGGACAAGGTGCTACTGTATTTGGTCAGAAGACACTTCAAGCTAAACCATCGGCACTTGACAGAATTAATGTAAGAAGATTATTAATCGCTTTAAAGAAATTTATCGCTTCATCTTCAAGATATTTAATATTCGAAAATAATACGGCTGCTACAAGAAACAGATTCTTGGCAATAGTTAACCCATACTTAGAATCAGTACAACAAAGACAAGGTCTGTACGCATTTAGAGTAATCATGGATGAAACTAACAATACACCAGACGTTATCGATAGAAATATATTAAAAGGTGAAATTTTTATTCAACCAGCTAAAACTGCTGAATTCATAGTACTTGATTTCAATGTACTTCCGACTGGCGCAGCTTTTCCTGAAGGATAAAATTTAAAACAAGACTATTTATTAGTAAGAAGAAACAATAGGAGAATTAAATGGCACAATTATTAGACCCAACAGAAATTATGTTCACGAATTTTGAACCTAAAATGTCAAACAGGTTCATTATGTATATCGAGGGAATACCTGCGTACTTAGTGAAAACAGCTGCTAGGCCAGAAATTCAAAATGGTAAAGTTACCATCGACCACATCAATGTTAGAAGATATGTGAAAGGTCGCTCTGAATGGCAAGACCTCGCAATCACTTTATATGACCCAGTAGTACCATCTGCTGCACAAGCAACAATGGAATGGGTAAGATTACATCACGAATCTGTAACAGGTAGAGATGGTTACTCTGATTTCTACAAAAAAGATATCACATTCAATAGTTTGGGTCCTGTTGGTGATAAAGTAGAAGAGTGGACGTTAAAGGGAGCTTATATACAATCAGCTAACTTTTCAGATATGGACTATGCTGGTGAAGACCTTGCAACGGTTGAATTAACACTTACATACGATTACGCAATACTTCAATTCTAATTGAATAAAATACAAATTGATAAAAACCTCCAAGAAATTGGGGGTTTTTTTGTATTAATTAATTGCGAATCACATATATATTACTATATGAAAGGTTAAAAAGGCATATTTTGCCTAATTTTATATAAATCTAAATAAAAAGAACATACGTTATGAGTAATGAGTTACAAGACGAATATCAAGGTAATGAAAAAGACCTGATAGAAAAGTTAAAAAAAGAACACGAAGTTAAACAACTTAGTGATTACAAATTCCCTACTGAAATTATAGACTTACCATCTAAAGGATTAATTTACCCTCAAGACAATCCGTTGTCTTCGGGACAAATCGAGATGAAGTATATGACAGCAAAAGAGGAAGATATCCTAACCACACAATCATACATTAAAGATGGTACAGTCTTAGATAGACTATTTCAGTCATTAATAATTGGTAATGGTAAGGGTGACGTGATTAAATATGTAGATTTAGTTACAGGTGACAAGAACGCTATTATGATTGCGGCTAGAATCTTAGGATATGGTAAAGATTATGTAGTAGAAATCGATGACCCTTATAGTGATAACAAACAAAAGGAAACAATTGATTTAACACAATTTGAAAATAATGATTATGATGGTTCTAACCAAATAGAATTACATAAAAATGAATTTGAATACACGTTACCAAGGTCAGAACGAAAAATTACGTTCCAAGCAATGACAGAGTCCAAAGAACGAAAAGTAAAACACCAAACCGAAGAGATTAAGAAAGCAAATCGTAAGTTAAAGGATGTCACATCACGACAATTAACAACTCGATTGAAAAACATGATACTTTCAGTAGATGGTGAAGTAGAACAAAAAGTAATAAACAATTTCGTGGATAACGAATTATTTGCAGTAGATTCAAAGTCACTCCGAGCACATATTTCAAAAGTAGTTCCTGATATTGATTTAACATATGAATTCGTATCGGAAGAGACTGGAGAAGGGAGAGATATGTCGTTACCTATGGGTATCGGGTTTTTTTGGCCTGAGGTCTGATTATAGGAAACACTTACACTCTCAAATATTTGACTTGATTTATCATGGTAATGGTGGATTCTCACATACTGACGTTTACAATATGCCAGTATGGGCTAGAAGCTTCTATATTCAGAAGATTATAGAGTTTAAAGAAGAAGAAAAGTCACAACATGACAAGGAAATGAAGAAAGCTAAGGCAAAAAGTAGAACAAGATAGTAAAGACCCAGCGTAATTGTTGGGTTTTTACATATTTATACTATATGAACAAAAGGGATTTGTATGAAAACAATTAAAAAATCTAAACTAAAAGAATTATTTACTAAGTTAGATATTTCTGAAGGTATATTTGATTTATTCGTTAGTAAAAAGAATAAGTTAAAAAAATCACTTGAGACTGACTTAAATAATATCAAGAATAAGATTGAAAAAACAATCAACGGAGCTCCAACAAAAAAAGAAAAAGACCAACTTCGTAGATTAGCTAATGCTTTTGATAAAGCATATAGTACTGGTAAATAAAAAAGGTTAGTCAATGGCATCTGATGATATCCAAAAAAGAAAAGAACTCTTAGCAGGAGAACGTGACTTAATGAATGAAATCGTTAAGTCCGCACAAACCTATAAGTTTGTTTCTAATCAAGCTAAGGATATAAAAGAAGACTTATTAAAAAACCTTGCCGAAGAAAAAGATTTAACGTCCAAAATAAACGATATTAACACAACTATTGATGAACTCTTAAAAGAGCAACTTGATAAGGGTGAAGATATCAATCAACATTATATAGACCAATTAGATAATGTTAAAACTATTCTTGAAGAAAAACAAAAACAAAAAGATACCGAAGAGAAATTAAAAGGACTTACGGAAGATGTATCAGATACCTTATATGGTTCTTTAGGAACTATGGGTGAAATGATAAAAGCTGGTACGTTAATAGGTGCCGGAATTGTAATAGCTCAAAAAGCAGCTGAATTTCTTGGTAACGTAATATCCAACACAGTTGGACTCGCAAAAGAATTATACGTCAACATGGGTACATCAGCTGATGAAGCTGGTAGATTAGGTGCTCAAACTTTAGCCGCATCATTTAGTATAGAAGGATTACTATATGGTACAGAGGGATTAGCACAAGCTGCAAAAGATGCAGGTGAGTACTTTGGTACTACAAAAAGTATCACAGGTGATATGCAGAAAAACGTAGCTGCATTAACGGCACTAACTGGTGACGCTGCTAGTTCTGTTAAATTAAATCAGATATTTGCAGACGCTAATGGTAATGCTAAAGAGATGACCAGCGAAATAAAAGCTATTGCTTATGGAGCTGGTGTAAATGCTAACGTCTTATTCAAAGAAATGGCAGATAGTGCTGGTATGTTAGTTGGAGCTTCAAAAGAAGAATTAATTAACTTAGCTAAAAAAACAGCCGAATTAAAACAACAAGGTGTTTCCATGAAGATGATGGAACAAATGTCAGATAATATGGTAAACCTTGAAACTCAAGCCAGAGCTCAAATGAAATTAAGAGCTATGGGTATGGGTGAATATACAGCATCCGCTGCTATGGCTCAAGACGCTGCCTTCGAAATGAAGTTTGGTGATGAAGCTAAAGGTATGGAAATGATGACAGCTGCTATGAAGGAAGCTAACCTTAGTAGTGAAAAGTTCCATGATATGAGTAGAGCTGGTAGAGATGCTCTAGCTGCTACATATGGTATGAGTACAGACGAATTATCAGATATGATAGTGAAACAAGAAAACTTCGCTGACCTACAAGCTAAAAATCCAGGCATGAATGCTAAAGAACTTCAACAACTTGAAGAGAAAAAGCAAGCTCAGCAAGCTATGTTTGCTGAAATTAAAAGTGGTGCGATGAGTGGTGGTGCTGCGATAGCTACGATGGTAGCTCAATACGCACTAATGAATGTAATGCAGGGTAAAGGTACTGGTTTAAGTAATCTTAATCCATTTTCAAAAGGTGGTGGTGATTCACCAATGCCAGAAGCACCAAGTGGTGGTGGAGATGGTGGGGGTGGTATCCTCAAAAGTTTAGGTGAAGGTTTAGATTCATTAGGAAAAAAACCAGGTAAAAAATTAATGGGTATAGTTGTCTTAGGTGCATTAGTTGCAGTGATGGGAGCATCATTCGCAGCTGCTATGTATATGTTAGGTGACGTAGACCCAGTTACAATGATAGCATTTTCTGCGTCAATTGGTATATTAGGAGCTACATTGGCTCTAATGGGTATGATTAGTGGTAACGTAATAATGGGTGCATTGGCACTTGGTATTGTAGCAATAGCATTAATACCAGCCGCGTATGCTATGAGTCTTTTGGCTGGGGTTGAACCAGCTTCAATGTTCGCATTCGCAGGAGCACTTACAATATTATCATTAGCAGCTGCTGGATTAGGATTCCTTGCACCATTTGTTATCATGGGTGCTGCTGCTGTTGCAATATTAGGAGCAGCTATAATTCCAGCTGCTACGGCATTTGGAATGTTAGAAGGATTAGATACACAAGTACTAATATCATTCTCAACAGGTGTTGGTGTATTAGCATTGGCTACTGCTGGTTTAGGACTGTTAGCTCCGTTTATTATTATGGGTGCTGTTGCACTTACAGTATTAGGAATAGCATTAGGCCCAGCCGCAGCTGCATTTGGAATGTTAGAAGGATTGGATACTCAAGCTATAATTTCATTCTCAACTGGTATAGGTATATTAGCAACTACTGTAGCTGGTTTAGGATTTATGTCACCATTCATTATTTTAGGTGCTGTAGCACTTACAGCATTAGGAGTTGCATTAGGGCCAATCTCTGAAGGATTTTCTAAATTAGGTCAAAGTGACATGGGTGGAATGATTGAGTCATTAATAACTCTCGGTGGAGTCGCACCAATGTTATTAGGTGTCGGGGCTGGGTTAGTAAGTATAGCTGCTGGATTAGGTATGATTGCACTTGCTGGACTCGCTGCTATGCCTGGTATTGGATTACTAATAGCTTTATCGGCTGTAGCACCCGCTCTTAGTGGACTTGCTGGAGCGTTTGGTATGGGTGGTGGTGATTCTGAAGCTGAAGCAGGTGGTGGTGATGGTGATTCTGAACTATTAGCTGAAATTAAAGGTCTGAGAAGTGATTTACAATCTCAACCAATTCAAATAGTAATGGGTAACAAAGTCATCAGCGAAATAAGTAAAGTACAAAATGCAAAAAGCACTAGGAGAGTTGGATAATGGCACTTAAAGACTTAAAATCAGATTTATCTAAATTCAGAAAACCAACAAGTACACCTCTTGATAAAAAAGAGACAGTACAACCAGAGTCATTCAATACAACTCCATTAAGTGATAAGGTACAAGGTAAAAAAGTATTAGCTCCAAAAGTAACTCCTGAAAAAGTAGGAGTGGATGTAAAAATATTACCATCTGGTAACATTGATAAACTTGCTGGACTACCTGACCCTAAACCAATGTCTTTGGCAGAACGATTTTTAGGTGAAACTAAAACTGCTGAAGTACAACAAGGTGATAAGTTCAAAGGAGAAAC